TAAAAATTGTGGTCATAACTGTCACTGCTCCAATGGTGGATCGTGTCAGGCATGTGGCTGCGGAAACTGTGAGTGTAAGTAATGGCGAAATCTAAAGGTACAGACAAACCTTCCCACGAGCCTATTGCCAAAGGAACTTCGATTGGAGATGGTCGATTAAAACTCAACTCCATGAACAAACATAAGAGAAGAAGTTTTAAGAGATACAATAGACAGGGTCGATAGAATTTCTTTATTTGTCATATAAATAGTCATATGGCAGGTCTCTACGACACAACAACAATATCCAAAGAACGGTCAAGTCGAAATTATAAAGACTTGAATTTGTCTTTTATTGCCAATCCAGCAACCAAAGATATTGCCAAACTCAAAGATGTCGAAGCAGTAAAGAGAAGTGTTCGTAATCTCATCGAACTCAATCACTTTGAAAAACCTTTTCATCCAGAAATTGGTTCTGATATTCGTAATTTGTTATTTGAGAACATGACACCAATTACGGACATTGCAATTACACGTGCCGTTGAAGACTTGTTGACAACATATGAACCTCGTGCAAGATTGGTCAGTGTGAATACCAATGCACAACTAGATCGAAATGCTTATCAAGTGACAATTAGTTTTTATGTTGTAGGTTCACCAGAACCAATTACAATTGAAACAATGTTAGAAAGAACACGATAATGGCCAACGACTTACAAATTACTGATTTAGATTTTGATCAAATTAAAAATAATTTAAAAACATATCTATCCAAACAAACAGAATTTACAGACTACGACTTTGAAGGTGCTGGTTTAAATGTTCTTTTAGATTTATTGGCATACAACACACACTACAATGCCTTTCATGCTAACATGTTGGCAAACGAAATGTTTTTAGATTCAGCACAACTTCGTCAGAGCGTTGTATCTCATGCCAAACATTTAGGTTACACACCACGTTCTGCTAGAAGTTCAAAGGCCACTGTGGACATTACTGTCAACAATGTAACCACATCAACACTAACACTAAACAAAGGTTCAACACTAACAACAACCGTTGACGATAACACTTATCAGTTTGTAGTAAACAAATCAATTAGTATTACACCAACCAATGGTGTTTATACTTTTTCGAATGTGGACATCTATGAGGGTACTTTAGTTACAGAACGTTATACGGTCAACACATCTGATCCTGATCAACGTTTTATCATTAACAATCCAAATGGTGATACAACAACATTAAAAGTTACCGTACAAAATTCTTCGAGTGATTCAACATCATTTACTTATGCATTGAATACTTCTATTACAAACATTGGTTCAACATCACGTGTTTATTTTTTACAAGAAGTTGAAGATGGCAAATATGAAATTTATTTTGGTGATGGTATTTTAGGTAATGCCTTAGACAACGGTAACATTGTAACAGTCGAATACATTGTAGGTAATACAAGTGAAGCAAACGGTGCATCATCATTTTCTTTTTCTGGTGCAATTGGAGGATTCTCTAACATACAAGTTACAACTATTGCCAATGCATCAGGTGGTGCAGCTGCAGAAACATTAAAGTCAATTAAGTTTAATGCACCAAAAAGATTCTCAGCACAAAATCGTGCTGTCACAATGGGTGACTACAAAGCAATTGTATCAGACATTTATCCTAATGTTCAATCAATTCGTGTATGGGGTGGTGAAGACAATGATCCACCAATTTATGGTAGAGTTTATATTTCGATTAAGTCATTGGCAGGTACCAATCTTACAACAACAGAAAAAGAAAGAATTGTTTCTGATTTAGGTCAGTACAAAATGGCATCAATTATACCAGTGGTTGTTGATCCTGAAACAATCTTTTTGACAATTGATAGTGATGTGAAGTATGATGCCAAGACAACAACTAAAGATGCAAATGGTATTAAGACTTTAGTATCTAACGCCATCTCAACATTCAACACAACAAATCTACAAAAGTTTGACGGCATACTTAGACATTCACAATTAGTTCAGTCAGTAAACAATACAGACGCTTCTATTCTAAGTAACATCACCAAGTTTAAAATGTATCAACAACTTACAGTTGATACAACTAAATCAGAATCTTACACTGTCAAGTTTAGTAATGCATTATATCATCCTCACGATGGTCATATGAATATACTTACAACATCTGGATTTAAAATTAATGGTGATGCAACAACGGAATATTTCTTAGATGATAATGGTTCTGGTATTGTAAGATTATATTCTGTATCAGCAACTGGTGTTAAGAAT